GGAGTTGCCCCCTGATTATCAAATAATGATGCATCATCTGAAGTCTTGACAATATCTTCTGTTATTTTGAAACCAACGACTTTAGTAACATTGTTTGAATATTTAGAAAGTATAAGTCCCTGTGGTTTTGCGAATACAAAGTGACCTCTTACAAAGAAGTCTCCTGCCGCGTTATGTATTTTACAACCTACACCAACAGCAGGATTAGTAGATGTGTTTGTTGTTTGTACTGTAAGTGTTGTACTGCCATTACCTATATTTTCACCAGAAGTAAGACGAACAGGTGTTGCCCCTGTTGCACCACCTGAAGTGTTTGTGTATTGAACATAAAGTGTTGCAGGGTCAGACCCTGATGCAACAACAACTTCTAGAACTCTTACCTTAACTGTTGAACTTGCACCTGTAAATTCTGTTCCAACAAGTGTTGTAGGGTCTGCGGGTAAGGTGTTTGATGTTGTGTTAAGTTTAACAAACTCATAATCGTTGTTGATACTTGGTCCACCCGGATTTACTGCGGCACCATCTTTGAATATATTACGACCAAATCTTGCAATCTCTTCTTGGATGATTGTTTGCATCTGAGTGAGTTCGCGTGCTTGTAGTGCCCTACCGCTATTGAAAAGGATACGATGATAGTTATCACTATCTAAGAAGTCGTCCTTATATGTTGACGAAAAGACATTTGAGGTAAACGTTGTTGGCATTATTCTATTATCCTAAATTTGTATGACTATTTTAATGTCTTCTGTTTGGTCTGATGCGCGTGTTACTGCCGCCCTATTATCTATATATAACAAGTCTCCAGTGGTCGTTCCAACTTCTGGGTTTACAAGATAAGTTGATGCGTTATTTACAAGTTGACCTGAACCTGAACCACCATTCTCTGTAACCGCTTCGTTGTGTTCGAAGTTTCGATATCCTGTTTCATCGTTCTGATGATACCAGATATTATTTCCATCAACCTTATCTATAACACCTTTTGCTGTTGACGAAGTTCCAACCATTACTTTATCTGCAGTAAATGTTGCACCACCTGAAGCAAAGACTAATTGTTTTAATGCAATCCCTGTTGATGCTGTAAACTTAACTCCAGATGCACTATCTAACATATTTCTAACTAGACCCACTTGACGGAAATCATTTCCTACTACAAAGTCATTATTTTCTGTACCATCTGGTTTTATTGTAAGCATTACACCATTAGAACGTAAGTCTGCACGAGGGTCATGTCCTAACCCACCCCTTGGTGCAAAGATTGGTGTTATCTTTGCAGGTTTTGTTGGCGAACCGCCTGACTGCGTTACAATTGCATTCGTATATCCTGAACCCAAACATAAAGTAGATGCACTATCCTGAACATCAACTTTAGTGATTGAAGTTCCAGATATTGCGGCAACTGCTTTTGCAAGAGTACCATCACCAACAATCGTTAATGTTGGGGTAGAACTATATCCTTCACCACCAGAGTCAACATTGTAACCTATTATCTCTCCATCGACAGATGCATTCTGTACTGCAAGTTGTTCTGTATCTGATGCCTGACTTCCTGAACCGATTTGTTTCTTGACAGGTATAAAGTTTGCGGCAATATACTTAGATGCATCTAATGCAGATATAGAGTATAAGAACTTCCATGCATATCCATCTGAAGTAACAAATGTTGTGCCACTTGTATTACCAGAAGGTTGTATTGTAGATGCAACTGTTGCACCTGTAGCACTTTTTGATTGTTGTATACAGATATAAACTTGATTGTTATCGTTCATCACGTAATAAGGATGTTGAGTTGGATAGTTTACCACAAGATTATCACTATACGCAGAATATACTGTACCAGAACTCCAATTGTTTCTTGGAACAACAAAGGATAAGTCGCCAACTTTCTTTACAGATTGAAGAGAGTTTCTAAAAAGTCTTTCTTCCTTTAAATTTGCGTATGCGTCTGGTGCAGTATCTGTTGAGTTCCACACATCAGAACGACCTATACCAATATAATAATGATTCTCAGAACTATCAAAATTATCCTTGATTAATTGGATAGTCTCTCTTTTAAATTTATTTGTTACTATTGCCATTTTATGCTACCGTTCCACCATAAGTTGATTGTATTTGCCAGTGATTTCCGTCCCACAATAATGTTGCGGTCTTGTGTTGTGCTAATGCGATTGATGCCCCAAATCCAAAATTAGAACTAACCTGAGTTGTTGTTGCCGCGCCTGAACCTTTATTTGTAAGTATTTTTAGTTGTCCTACAACTGTTCCGTTCGCAAGTGTTGCGGCAAGAGGAGAACCTTTATTAAATACTGTTGTTGTCTTAACAAGAGATACCTCACCATCTCCCCCTTGTGTTATAGATTCAAATGCGAAACCCGATGCTATTGTAACAAGTCCTGTACCTTTACTTCCAATATTAAGACCAACATTAGAATTAGCACCCACTGATTCTATGGTAGGGGATGCACCATCTGCATTAGTAATTTTCAAATGATTGTCTGCATCTGCTGTGGCAGGAACTTCTATAACCTCTGCTCCGTTAGCATCATTTATACTTGTTGTAATACTAGGAGAGGTTATTGCAGGAGATGTAAGTGTTTTATTAGTAAGTGTATCTGTTGTTGTTCTAGCAACTAATGTATCTGTTGTCGCGGGTAGGGTTATGGTCACATCTGCAGTTGAAGCAGGACCAATCAGTGTTGCTTTGTTTGTACCATTATTTGTACCTTCTAAAAATTCTATCTTGCCCGCAGTAGTTGCAGTAGGACTTAATATAGGATTTGTTAAAGTCTTGTTTGTAAGAGTGTTTGTCGAAGTATCTAAAACCACATTACCTGATGCGTCTGGAAGAGTAATCGTTCTATCTGCAGTTGGGTCTGTAGGAACAATAAATGTCTCATGGTCATCGGCAGAAACACCTTCAAAGATAATACCTTTATTTGTCGCGTCGAATGAAACTCCTGATGCGAGAGAATCGCCTCCTAATATAGCATAGAGTTCATCGAAGTTTGCTTGAATTTTAGTTGCACCCTGACGTAGAGTATCACCTGTACCGTCGTTTGCGGCACTCCCTTTATTTAATGTTTGTTTAGTCATTAATATATCCTAATTCTTTATTCTATTTATATACTTTTTTAACTCAGATGCCCAAGATTTAATAAATATTGGTCAGAGTCTGCACTATAAAATACATGTCTTTCTTGGTCTAATGTCTCGAACGAGAAGTTGTTTGAGAAGTCCATACCATTTGTTCCAACTTGGTCTGAATCATCGAAGGTTGGTGAGGTTGCAAGTTGTGCTTCTCGTAAACTATTGTATTGGTTGTTCATATCTTGTAATGATATTGTGCTGTTATTATCTAAACGTAAATTAACTATCTCTGGCCTAATCCTACTCTTAATTCCATCTGAGTCAATATTAACATCATCTACAAGTGATGTCTTATCCATAGATGCGAACGTCGCAAATGATGCCTGACTATGCACCGCAAATGGTGGTGGAGGTTCAATTGTTACATTTGGTGCTATAATCGCATCTTCAACAGTACTTACTATTTGTATTTCTGAACCTAAGAATGTTCCTGCAGGGTGAACAAATAATTTATATGCGTCTCTCCATTTGTTTTGTTCAAGACCGGATTTGATGAGTATAGCATGTTTTTGATATAACTTATTGTCAGTAATAAACTTCTGACTTTCTGCTCCTATATGGTCTCCGACATTGAATACTTGAGTCTTTGTATATACAATATCGGGGTCTATACCAAAGAAGGTTCTGAAGAATTGTTGTATAGAATACTTTGTACCCTTTGACCTAAACAATACATTAGAGTATTTTGATGCCGCACGTTTGTCTGTAAACCCTTCAAAGAAGTTCTGTCCGAGTAATAGTTCATCTTCAATAAAGGACAGGAGAGCAATATCATTTTGTGTTATGTCTCGTGTGACAAACAATTCATCAACGAGTTTAGAAGGTGAGTCTTCAGAGTTCTCGAAATGATAATACTCATCAAGTAATGTAATTAGTTTAGGATACTCTTCACGAAAAAACTCTGGAAGAATTTCCTTTACATCATATCTTTTGAAAGACAGATTACGTCTATTCAAATCTATGAGAGTTTTATCGTTGTTATGGGTCACTAGGTAATAACCCCATCTAGAACATCTACGATTGAAGTGAAGGATTTAGAACCATCTAGAACAATAATATCTTGCCTAAGTGGTGATATGGCACTCTGATTTGATGGGGTTACACTTACCTTTATGAAATTGTCTGAGGTAAGTAAACTATCTATTTGAAGTCCAACAATATTTACTGTATCTCCTGAGTAATCTCCCACATTATCTACGACCACAGAATTTGCCACCGAGTCAAACACCTCTAATTTGTTTGTGTTTAACTTGTTCCTCAACACACATGAATTGCCTCCTATAGAGAA